CGTCAAATCACCCACAACACATACAGCTAGACAGTACCTTGCATACCCCCCTACCTCCTCTTCATTGTTTTCAATGCTAGTTTAAGATTTTTTTCAAAAGTTCTGCCGATACCTCGCTTCTGTCCAAAGACCACACCTTCTACTGTTTTCTTGAATGGGAACTTAGGTCTATATTGTGCTTGACCTACATAGTTAGCTACCATCCTAATTCTTTGTCCAGAAGGATTAGCTTTGTTTCTGCCATACCTTTCCCAGATACCACGATTGTTATCTCCTGTTAATCCTTTTGGTATGCCTTCAAAGAATTTTTTCTTATCATCAAATAATTTATTTCTTGTTGCTCTTGTCAGATTACCAAACTTGTTTAGTTTGATATTCTTAGTAGGAACTAAAATAGTTTTGTTATGTGGTTGTCTTGTACCACCCTTGATCTGAAACTTCATGTACTTTTCTCTTGCAGATTCAACAAATACAAAAGCAGTTAAATTTTTCTTTGTTGATTTCCTAAATCTAAATCCGCCTACAGTAAATGCAGTAGCACCACCTTCAAAAGTATCTTTGGCTTTTTGTTTTAATCCTTCAGGATTGTTTTTATCTATAGAAGCAAAAGCAACTTCATTGATTGTTTTAGACATTACAAAAGGTAGTTGAGTCTTTTGCATATTGTTTAAGCCTTTGCTCAATTGTTTGAAATCTGCTTTTAAATTTAGGTTCATAATCAAGATGGTGCGGTGATAGGAGAAAATATATCAGGGAGAGAACCACCGCACCAAAAGTACATTATATATTTCTTTCCTTGTGTTCAACAATGTTTTTACACCACCAATATAGTTGGGCATCATTCAATGTTGATTTCATAAAATTAACAGTACGACAGACCAATTGGATATTACCAACCACATAACCTTTATCAGAATCTTTACGATCTATTGAACAGGCATAATCTGTACTACCACCGCCACGATGCCATGTCATGTTCACACCTGACAAAGCACACTTCCCTTCTTGCTTGTCCCATAGCTTATTTATGTAATCAACTTCTATATCCCATTCAATATCTGATTTTCTTCTGCTGGATTTAAGTTGTGTAAATAAAAGATTTAGATAGGTATACGGTGTTTGATTCTTTGCTTTGACTCTTTTCTCTTGAGTGCAGGTTCTACATTCTGTTCTAGAATATTCACCTTTTGCATTGCCACCTTGTTCAAACATATCAGTTGGTAAGGTTCGTAAGCAATAACTACATTTCTTCTTGCTCATTTGATTTTGCTTTGTAAGAAAGTATTTTAGGTAATAATCCTTGTTTTGTCAGTTTTACAAATTCTAAAAAGATATCATGATCTATCATATTAAGTAATTCATCTGCTGATAATACGATTACATATTTACCAAATTGCTTTTGTACATTCTTCTTACCAGCTTCGTCTTTGCAGATAAATACTTCTCTATCTGTTTCTATGTGTTGAAGTTTCCAAGTATCTACAGGTAATGGCATAACACCTTCTTTAAGCAATTGATCTTTCAAAGAAGTCCAAGCCCTTAGCATCATACTAGCCATTTTCTCTAAATCCTTTGATTTATCAGGGAATGAGAGCGATAGGTTGTATTTAGTTTGTGCTAGTTTAAACCTTTTTTGGAATTCTGTATTGACTAACCTAACAGGTTCATCGACGCCAAAGTCAGTAACTAATTCCCTTTCAAGCTGATTGATGTCTTTTATTATCTCTATAACAGATTCAGAATACATATTTTTATAAAGGTTTTGGTTTCATAGTTTTGGTTTTATTGTTCGGAAAAACAATAAAAACCAACCATATTTTGTTGAAAAGGTTTTGAATTTGATAAATTTTAAACCAAAAACAAACCATTTTAAGACCAATTAATATCTTCGTCCTGTAAATCAGCTTTGCCATCTGCATCTATAAATTTTGTTTTTACTTTGATTTCTTTTTTTGTAAAGTTAATTAAAACAATTTCGTGACAATGTAAAACTTCTAAATATTTAAGAACTTGTCTTTTTTCTCTTGCATTTTGTGTGACTTTAAATTCGCAAACAATAGGCTTGTCGTAATCTAAATATAAGATTAAGTCAGGTCTTATTGTTGTTAAAGTTTCATTTTTATAATAAACAGTATAACTTTTTTGTCTTTGGTAGCTTATTTTCCTTAAATTGCACTCCATACAAAATGCAGTTTCAAACACATCTTCTGACATCCCATATGGTGTATGAGAAATTACTTCATTTACAATATCTACAATTACACTTTTACTTTCTTCGTTCATTAAAATATCTCCGAGTTGTATTCATTAGTTTGATAGCCTTTACCTTTCTCATAAGTTAAAACATCTTGATCTACTAATTTTCTTAACCAAGTCTTAACTGTTGAATCATTTAATTTAGTCAATCTTGTTATTTCTGCTTGTCCTAACCATACTGTTGCTGGTTCATCTGCCTTATCTTGTGTAGATTTTATTGCTTCAATTATTGCCTGACCTTTCTCTGATACTTTTGTTTTCTTCGGCATATCATTATCAGCAATAAGTTCCAATGCACCCGATGTCATGTCATGAAATGGTAGTTTCTGTTCTATAAATTTAAAATTCTTTGGTATTATTGGCTTACCATCTTTGACTAATGTTTGACTAAATTCAACAAACATATCGCTACCCAAATTGGTTCTAGCCACCCTATATTCCCAATCTACTGATGCTTGTATGACAGAACTACCTCTCGCCCTAGAAGAGGTCGAGTGACCTGTATGATGCACTATACAAATACAAGTAGAATACGAATCTCTTAAATCATCTATTCTTTCTATAAATGCTGACATATCTTCTGTAGAGTTTTCATTACCAGCACCAAAGTTTCTTTGTAAAGTATCAACCACAATCATTCTAACTTTACCTGATTCATCTTGTGTTCTGTCTATGGTGTCTTTTAATAATTGATGGTCTTTATCATCTAATAGTCTTGCACCTCTAGTAGATATTAATAATGGTGCATCACCTAAATGCAGAGTATTTAGTTGTTCCCAGCTTTTAAGCCTTCTTTGTAATCCTCTTAAACCTTCCCCAGCTAAATATATTACTGCACCTTGTTCTGTTTCATGTCCATGCCAATTACGACCTAAAACAATATTACAAGCTAAATCTACTGTCACAAACGATTTACCACTCTTAGGCTGTCCAAAAATGGCTACAACACTATCTTCTTCACATATATCTTTGACCACCCATTTTGGTGCGGTGATATTTTCCATAATGTCATTGACCTGAATCAAATCAAAAGAAACTCTTTTCTTTATTTGATTATTCAAACAATAATCTAAAAACTGCTGTGATGATGAAAAGAAATCATTTACCTTTGCATCATATAAATCATCTTTATCTTTAAACTCTCTTGGTGGCTTTACCACAATAACTTCTTTAGCTATCTGATTAAGTTTCTCTTTTAATTCTTCTGCACATTTCTTTCCAGCTTCATCATTATCAGGAAAGATAATTACTTTACGATTCTGTAAAGGTGTCCAATCTTGTTTGTCTAAATTATTAACACCACCATGCCATGTACAAACATCGCCATCATATATACTTTGACAACCTAATAACGCTTTCTCGCCTTCATTAATAATTACATAATCTTCAGGCTTATTATTATCACAATAGATAGGTAACAAACCATCAGGTCTTTTCATGTGCCATTCATTATTTATTTTAGTAAATGGTGCATATTTTTGTTTAATAAAATGATCTGTAGGAAACCGCATTACACAAAAAGAATCTGAATAGCGTGTAAATATCTCTGCTTCTTCTTTGAAGCGAAACATATCTTTATCAGTATATTTTCTTGTAGGTTTGTTAGGCGGTAATTTTTCTAATGGTTTATATTCTTTTAGAAAATCATCAGGATCAAGACCACGATTTTTAATAAATTCTATAAGTCCATAACCTTGATTGTTTTCAAAATCAAAGAAAGTTCCTTGTTCAAGATTTAAAGCAAGACTGCCTTTAGAACCCCAGCGATAGTATGAGCCATCCTTTTTAGATGGCTCACCTAATATTTGCACCGCTATTTCAGGTGCGATTTTCTCCCAATCTAATTCCATCAATCATTAAAATGGAATATCGCCAGAATCAAGAGTATCTAATACAGGATGTGTTTCTTTGGTGTCACCATCCGACTTAGGGAGAAAATTATCAGATTGGCTTTCGCCATTTTGATTGTCAGATGGTGACGTGTCGTACCCAATACTTGGGATGACAAACTCAGCAGGTCTATCTTTAAAACCTGCAAATTCAAAATTAGGAATAGCTGTAGAGCCTTTTCCAACAGAAATACTTTCTGATCCTGTCCATTTAACGACAGGCAGTTTACCTTTGTTTTCTGGTTTCTGAGATTCAGCATAAAAACTAGAACCCATACTTTGAAAACCTTTAAATTCACCGAAGCTATGTCTTTGCCACAAAGAAACAGGTTGTGTGATGTTTTGATTGCCTTCAACATATTTAGGCAATAACCAAACCGAAAAAGCTTTTTTATATTCTTCGTCTGGTCTAGGTATTGATGTATGTATATCGTCTGAAAATAAATACGAATATCCTTCTGCGGCAGAATACTTACCCCAACCAATTTTTATTGTATCTGTATCTACCATGAAATAATTGACATCAATTCTTTCATCTCCTCTGTACCAACACTTTTCTTGAAAGTGATGTTTTATATAACTGCTGTCTTCTGAATCGAAGCCTTCAAATGGGTTGTTAGACATTTATATCTCCTTTAATTAATTTTAAGTAACAATGTTTTAAAAACTCCATGTTCAGTTCAACAAAAGGTTCTAGGTCTAATGCCGACTCTTCCTTAACAGATTTTTCTGTTAGATAACGAAGCCAGATATTAGTACAGAAATCCTGAAAATGAACATCATCTTCTAAACGATAGTGTCCATTAGTGAGTTGTTCTGTCATTGAGTTTTCTCCATGAAGTGCCACCTTAAACTATTAATTATTTTTTTGTCAATAATAATTGTAAAAATAATTAAAATAATTGTTGTATTTTTTTTGGTAATAGTTTTAAATTGCTCTTGTAATTAACAACTAAGGAGAAAATTATGACTAAAATAAAAATACACCCTTCATTACAAAAAGAGATAAGAACACTCAATTACAAAGAATTAATTGTTTTATCTGAACAAGTTATTGTAAATGAAATAATGCACAAAGATGATAAGCCAGTTCTTTTAAAATATCTTAAAAAAAGAATCAAAAAATTAGAAGGAGAAAACAATGAAAGCACTAATAGTTAAATGGCAAGACACCAACAAATATGTCTTACACGTTAAGTCCAACAATGA